TTTTAATATCTTTATTAAGATATTTTGGTAAACTTCTGCCCAATAATCAACTAATTGTGCTGCTACATTATCCATAAAATTAACTCCACCTGTTATATCAAATGAAAAGTCTTTTTCAGTCCATGCAGCCATTCTACCAATTGTAATTACTCCTCTATTATATGTTTTAGTAGATCCTGCAGTTAAATCTGTTGAACCATTATAGTTTAAAGGTGTTCCTCCTATTTTACCTAGCATAGGTAATACTGCATAATGAGTTCCTGTTTGGTTTGCAAAGGCATCATGTATTTCTTTATTGCCTCTAATCGCCCCACATTTTAATAATTCATTCTTTTTAGTGTTAGGTATTCTACTAGAATACTTTCCAAATGCCTCAGCATTAAATGTTTTTGAATCAAAATATTTTGCCATTTTTCATCTTCTCCTTTTTTTATAAATTGTTAATATCTAAATTAGGATTAGCTTCTAACATAGCTACCATTTCTGAATAAGTTTTCGGGCCATCTCCACCTGGAGTTTTATTATTTCCATCACCAGGAACAAAACCATTTGGATTAGCTGGTTGCTTTTCAATCTCAAATAAATATGGATCTGACTTTTTCAAATTGGATAATTGTTCTTCTAATCCCACAACCTTACCATCTTTTAAATCTGCTTTTTCTAAGTCTAATAAAGCTTTTATTGCTTTTGAGTTCTTCCCTTTTGCTCCTGTAATTGCAACATCAACTGCATTGTTTAATTGTAAATCAAATAAGTCTTTTGCATATTTTTCAGCAGCACTCTTATTATCATTTTGAAGTTTTTCAATTTGAGCTTTTAATTCTTTATTATCTCCAACAGATTTTTCTAACTCTTTTAATTGCTTGTCTCTTTCTGCAAGCTGTGATTTTAAAGAATTTTTTTCTTCCACAATTTCATTAAATCTTCCTTGTGGAACCATATTTACATATTTTTCTGTTACCATTGTTGCTTGTTCTTCAGTTAGTCCTAACTTTATTAATTCATCTTTATTCATTTATTTGCTCCTTTCATTTTTAATGTTGTATGTCAACAATTTAGCTCTTATTCTTTATCGTGTACAATACTAAAAACACGAATTATCTTTTATAATTATTGAAATTATTTGAAGATAATCACCCTCCTTTGCAATAAAAAAGAGGAGCTTTTATACTCCTCTTAGTGTTTAATTAAATATATTTTCTAAATTCTTCTATTGCACTTTCAAAATATCTGAAATTAGGTATCTCTTTATTACAATACTTTGCTTTTTCATGAACCCAATATCCATTTTGTTCTGTTTTTAAGTTATATTTATTAGAAATTATTCCTATCTTTTGTACAGATACTCCTAATATCTCCGCTATTTGAGTGGCAGTTATAGTCTTAGCTTCCACTTCTGGTGGTGGGATTAGTTCTCTACCTGTTAAAACTTTTGTTGCTTCTGATACCAATATTTCCTTATATCTTTCACTTTTTGAGAATGGTATTAAAGATTTTAACATTTTAGCCATTCTTACATTTGCATTTTTTTCCATTATTTCAAGTCTTTTATCTTTATCTATACTTGATTTAAGTTCTTTAAGTTTGAAATAACTATCCACAAGTAAATCTTGAACTTTCCAAGATAGGTCATCATTAAACGCCTTAGTTAGTTTTAAATATCCTCTTTCTGTAAATAAAAATATTTCCTTGACATTATTAGGTATTTTCTGAATCGTTTTGAACGATGCTAAAAATTCCTTTGAAGATATTTTAAAATAATCTTTATTTTCCTGAAATTTATCTATATTATTTCTAAAAACTTCATTTACATGATATACTTGTTTTTCATGTACATCTGCTATATCCCAAGCAGTTACTACTCTTTCTTTTTTATGTTCTTTTATACCAAGTTCTACATTATTTATTTTTACTAATTTATTTTCCATTTTTAAACACCTCTTGTACCATTTTATTTAATTTTTCACTTATTTCACTAGCCATATCTGTTAAATGTGCAAAACCTTTTCTATAATTTGAAATAGCATAATTTTCACTAAATATAGCTTCCTCCATAGCCAGTAATAAATCATCTAAGGCTTCCATTTTTAAACTTAACTTTTCTAACTCAAATTTGTCCATAATTAAAAAATACCTCCATTTTAAATTTTTAGTTGCCAAAATAGAGGTATGCAGTGTATAATATTTACATACCAATACTTTGGTGGTGAGTGATATTTCAAATCTTTCTCAGGGACTGAATATCACTCTTTTATTTTTCTTTTATAGGCAACCTATTTATAGCCTCTCTAACTCCTTCAACCTTAGAAATATTATTTTCTTTACAATATTTTTCTAATATCTCATTAGTTGCTTTATTAACTCTTACTGTTAATTTTACATCTTTTGGGTCATTTGTAGGTCTACCCATTTTCTTTTTGTCATCCATATTTCACTCTCCTTTCTGACGACAAAAGTATTATATTATATCTGTCGTCAGAAAGGAGAGTGAAATTTTTAAAATTTACTTTTTTCTCTTTTAAAGTTATAATCTAATATAGGAGAGGGGGCTCAAATATTGAATTAGGAAAGGAGGTTTATTTAACATGGGAAAAAACCAACATGTAGTTCCAAAAGATGGCAAATGGCAAGTAATCGGAGAAGGAAACGAAAAAGCTACTGCAACTTTTGATACTCAAGCAGAAGCTATAGAAAAAGCTCGTGAAATTGCCATAAACCAAAAATCAGAAGTTCTTATTCACGGAAAAGATGGAAAAATTCGTGAAAAAAATAGTTATGGAAATGATCCTTATCCACCTAAAGGATAAAGTAGTTATGGTTGTAACTTAACTATAATATTTGAGCTAGCAGTTTTTACTTCTTCATCTGTAATTACTGCTAGTTCTTTTTTTGTTTCTTCATCATATATTACAATTTTTTTATAATTTTTAGATAGTATATTATTTTTCATATATCCTCCTCAAAAATAAAAGAGAGTTAAAAAACTCTCTTGATTAATCTTTTATATTATACTCTTTTTTAATTTTTTGTATTTCCTTTGCTAATTCTTTTTCATATTCTTCTTGAGTAAAAACACCTTGTTTAAAAAGAATTGACATATGTAGCTTTACTGCTCTCAATCTTTCTTCATAAGTCAATTTGGAATATCCTACAACTATTCCTGGATTAGTATCATTCCATCTTGAATCAGTAAATAAACCTTCTTTTTTCTGCTTTTCTTCAAATTCTTTTTTTAATTCCTCAAAACTTTTACTACTCATAATTCCTCCATTTGAATAAAATGTTTTCCTTTTATTTCTATTCTTTGTAGCACTTTAAACTTTTTACCTCTTTCAAATAAAATTTCTTGTTCTCCTTTATTTAAAGTAGTTATATTTCTAGCAGTTTTAGATATTATAGTTAGCTGAACCTCTCCACTAGGATTATATATTTCACCTATTGTTGCTGAGGTGTAAGCTGGATATTCAATCTCCTTACCAATATTATAAAGCTTTAAAAATTCTTCTAAAGCTTCTTTTCCTTGTAATTGAAAACTTAAACTTCTAGTAACTTGTCCTTCATATACAGGTATTTTTTCAAGTGCTTCATCTAATACTTTAACCCATTCTTTTTGGTCTTGAGTTAAATTTATTCCATTTCTAAGTGCTTCATTTATCTTATAGGAATCTGATCCAATATATCTCATTATAGCAGATTTTTGATTTAAAGTTAAACCTAACTCATCTTTTTTAATGTATTGGTCTTTCCATTCCTTATAGTTCATGTACTTAACTTCTTTATATTCTCCATTTTCATCTCTTGATGCTCTTGTAGGCTCATCATCAAAATATGGAGCTATAACCGTTCTGCAATGAGAATGAAAAGGGGGCACAGTTACTCCTATCTCCTGGTCAGATATATTAAAAACTTTCCCATCCATTTCTTGACAGATTTCAGAAGTATGTAAATCCAAAGTTGCTACTATTTCATATTTCTCAACATCTATACTTTTGAAAGCTTCTATCTGTGCTTTTGAAGCGTAAGCAGCAGATTCTGTTTCTAATAATCTTCTTGCAACATACTCTTTATTTTTTATTTTATCAGAGACGAATTTAGATATATCTTCAACAGCTTCATCTAATGTACTACCAGTTATAAAAGATTGAGTAATTTTAGTTCTCAATGTATTTATTAATTGTTCCTTATCTTGCCAGATTCTATCTGAAAAAGTTTTTCCATCAGATAACCAAGGCTTTCCTATGACTTGATTAATCTTATTTTT